GCATATGGCGGTGCAGCAGCTCCAACTGGCTTCTTACTCTGTGATAATACAGCTGTTTCTCGTACAACCTATGCAAAACTGTTTGCTGCTGTAGGCACTGCCTTCGGTACTGGTGATGGTTCAACTACTTTTAACCTTCCTGATCTCCGAGATAAGGTTCCATTAGGCAAAGGTTCTAATAACGCTACTCTTGGTGTTACCACAGGTTCAGCTGGTGCTTCGTCAGTGCTCGCATCTGCTTCAAAAACTGGAGTAACAACAGCTACTAATAGTACTGGCACAGGTACTACAGGCAACACAGGAGGCTCAACTGTTGCTAATAATACAGGTTCAGATGGTGACGGTGATTTAACTGTAGGTACTACATCAGTTGCTGCGTCTGCAAAAGACTCGACTACTACAGACGTTGTTAGTAGTGTTACTCAAGCAGCACATACACACACAATTCCGTCTCTTACGGTAAATGACCACAACCACTCTGTACCTGCACTATCAATTCCTGCATTGAGTGTAGATGCTTTTTCAGTTAATACAACTCTTCCATCAGAAGTTGTAAACTATATTATAAAGATTTGAGCATAGATGTCTGAAAATGAACGCGAATTAGATCAAATTCAACTTGATATAGATAGGCTGCATGAGCGTTCACAGTCTAATAAGTCTTTGATATCAGCTCACGAAGCTGTTTGTGAAGAACGTTATAATACAATTGTTACAATGTTTGAACGTTTTGAGAGTCGTATGGATAAGATGGAATTAAGTCTGACTGAAATTCGTGAAATGGCAACTCAAGGCAAAACTTCTCTTAAAACTCTGTTATGGATAGGTGGTGTAACAGCCGCTTTAATTTCCCTTCTCTCAATGATAATTCCATATTTTAGGTAATGTCTGATAAATTTTTTCGTATCAAAATTCAACGTCTGCTAGATCGTCTTCCAAAACCAGTTCAATTTAATGAGTCTCAATGGGCAATGGTAGAGAATCTTGATTCTAGTCGTTTTGTAGTTCATATTGCTGCTCGTCGTACTGGTAAATCATATGCAGCAGCTATTCTAGCATTTGCAAAATTGCTAGAGCCAGGACAACAAGTAATGGTTGTTGCTCCAAACTTTTCTCTCTCTTCAATTATTTGGGACTATGTGACTGATTTAATAAGACAGCTAGATATTGAGGTTGAACGATTCAATCAAAAAGACAAAGTGGTAAAACTCATTAACGGTTCAGTTTTCCGTCTTCTATCAGCTAATAATCGTGATTCACTTGTTGGACGTGCAGCAAACCTACTAATTGTAGACGAAGCAGCTATTATACCTAATGATGAATACTACACTCGTGATTTGCGTCCCGCACTTTCTACCTTTACTGATTCTCGTTGTTTGTGGATTTCAACTCCACGCGGTAAAGGAAACTACTTATACGAATACTTTTTACGCGGAGAAGATTCAGAATATCCAGATTGGTCTTCTTCAATTCATACTTGGAGAGCTAATCCTCTTCTTTCAGAAACTGATGTTGAAGAAGCTCGCCGTTCTATTACAAAAGCTCTTTATCTTCAAGAGTATGAGTGTGAGTGGACAACCACTGAATCACAAATTTATCTTGATTTAGATGAAGAAAAACATATAGGTGACTATGTAGGAGAGCGTTTTGCAGAAGTTATCGGGGGATTAGACGTTGGCTATCGAGATGAAAATGTTTTTGTTGTAATTGGGACTGATGGTGATAGTTATTTTATTATAGATGAGTTTATCTCAAAAGAATCTACAACCTCTGAACTTGCAGCTGAAATACAAGAAAAAATCAATGAGTGGGGAATTGACACTATTTACATTGATTCTGCAGCGCAACAGGTAAAAGCAGATTTTGCTTATGACTATGATATCTATTGTGAGAACGCTATTAAATCTGTAAATGATGGAATAAATTCTTTACAAGTATTAATAGAACAAAATCGACTTTTCTTTGATACTGAAGGTGCTAGACACACTTTTTCTGCTATGAGTGCTTACAAATGGAATCCAAATACAGAAACACCAAAACCAGTTCACGATTGGGCATCTCACCCGTGTGATGCTGTACGCTATGCTATCTATACCCATCAGAAAATGAGTAATATATCTATTTATGCTTAGAATTATTGTTTTAAACTATAAAAGACCTGACAATGTACGAGCAATTTGTGATGCATTTCATCGTTCTATTCCTATTACTGTTATAAATAATAATCCAAATGAACCATTTGATTATCGTTCTCGAAAAGTTGAAGTTATTAATAATGACAGTAATAAATATTGTATTGAGCGGTGGTTACAGTGTTATAATTATCCAGAACCTTATAAATTACTTTTAGATGATGACTTATTACCTTCTCCCTTACTAGTTAGAAAATTAGTGCAGAAAAATCAACCGCTTGTAGGCGTTTACGGAAAATCAGGCGTAGAAAAAGCTAAAAAATATAAAGATCTTCGCGATCATTGGTGTAAACATGCTCGTGTAGATTTTTTAGTAGGTTCTGTGATGATGGTAAAACAAGAAGCTCTTGATGCAGTAAAAGAAGATTTAATAAACTTTAAGCATTTAACAAGAGGTGATGATATTGTTGTAAGTTATTTAATCAAAAAACAATATAAACTTAAAAATCTCGACACTGTAGTAGGTAAGGTTTTAAATTTACCTGAAGGTAACGTAGGTCTGAATCGTCATCCTGACCACTATAAACTACGTTGGGAGGTGCTTCAACAATGTCTGAATTAAAAAGATTTCCAATAAAATATATAAGAGATTATATTAAAAAAGATTATAAACTTCGCGATGAGTGTTATATTTGTGGTTCAACAGAGAAACTTGAATTACATCATCTTTTTTCAGTAAGTCAACTATTTAATGAGTGGTGTACTGAAAATAAAGTGACTGAAATTGATACTGTTGAAAAAATTACTTCCCTTCGTGAAGATTTTGCTATAGACTGTAGGAATAGTTTAGACCATCATAATCTGTTTACGTTATGTAAGTCTCACCACGTGAGGTTACATACTATTTATGGTCAAAGATATTCAAATCATTTAGCACCAAAAATTAAAAATTGGTTAGAAATTCAGAGAGAAAAACATGGCAAATGAAGATAGAAAGACTTGGAGAGAGTGGGCATCGGAAAAGCTTAATCCTGCACAACCATCAATCTCATCTTTAGAACCTTTTGCGCTTCCCGAAACTATTGTAGACTTTGAACAAGCTTATCGTGAGATTGAGGTTGTTCATCGTGCAGTAGAGATGAATATTAATGCTATGAATGAAATACCTCTTATTGTAGATGGAGGAGCGGCAAAAAAGGTTAATAAGATTTTAAATCTAAAACCAAACCCTTTTGAAGACCGTTCAAGATTCTTTAGGCGTGCATTTTTAGATTTTCATTTAGATGGTAATGCTTTTTTCTATTATGATGGAACAGATTTATATCTTCTTCCTGCAAATGATGTTGAAGTAGTTCCTGATGAACGTACTTTTGTATCTCACTATAATTATATCGTATCAAATCAACAACAAAGTGATTACTACGGGTTTGGAAGAGGTAAACAAACTCGTAAGCACGAAGCAATTCAATTTGAACCACACGAAATAATTCATGTTATGAATGAAAATGAAAACTCAATTTTTCGTGGTGTCTCAAAACTTAAATCAATTCTCAATCTTATGGAACTCTATTTCTATATGATCAAGTTTCAACGTCAATTCTTTAAAAATAATGCTCTGCCAGGTTTTGTTTTAACTACAGATAATATTCTTTCAAAACGAGTAAAAGAACGACTTTTAGAATCTTGGCGCGCTAACTATACCACTCTTTTTGATGGTGCACGTAATCCAGCTATTTTAGACGGTGGATTAAAGATTGATGAGTTTTCAACTAAATCATTTGATCAACTAGATTTTGAAAACTCAATTGAACGTATTCAACAAGATATGTCAAAAGCTCTTGGCGTGCCTTATGTGCTTTTAAAATCTGGCAATAACGCTAATATTGATGCTAACCAAAAGCTTTATTATCAGCATACAATTTTACCTATGTTAACTCAATTTTGTTCTGCATTTCAGCACTTCTTTAATGGTGGTGTGACAATTCGTCCTGACAAACTTTCAGTTCCTGCACTACAACCAGATAATAGAACACAGGCAGTTTATTATTCTACTCTCGTTAATACAGGAATTATCACCCCAAATGAAGCTCGTGAAGGATTAAGATTTCCAAAACTTGAAAATAATGATAACATAAGAGTACCACAAAACATCACAGGTAGCGCTACTGACGCTACTCAAGGTGGAAGACCCTCGTCTGAGGAATCTATTAATGAGGAAGTACCAAATGAATAAAACATTTTATCTTAACAGTGCTTTCGAAACTAAAGGCATTTCTAAAAAATCTCGTGGTTTAAAGATCGCGGGATATGCTAATACAATCGTAAAGGATCGTGCTGGTGACATTGTTACAGCAGAAGCTTGGGCAAAGGGAGTAAATAACTTCCTTCGTAACCCAGTGATGCTATACCAACACAAGCATGATTGTCCTATTGGTCGATTTGACCAAGTTAAGGTTGATAAGAAAGGCATTTATGTTGAAGGAACTGTGAGTGACGCTGCTGAAAAAAATCATGGCGTTCAAACACTCATTAAAGATGGAGCTCTTAAGAGCTTTTCCGTTGGATTCAGAGTAAAAGATGGTAAATATAATCGTGAAGATGATTCTATGCTAATTACAGATGTTGAACTGTTAGAAATTTCAGTTGTCTCTGTGCCTTGTAACCAAGATTCATTATTTTCGATTCGTAAATCTTT